GTTTAAGGTTCTTGATGGCGAGACTTTGCCGCTAGTATCTTCTGGCCTTTCTGGCGCCGAAGAAATTACCATCCAGTTTAGGCTTGATGGGGATGACTGGAAAACATTGACAGCCACATCATCTAAGCTAACGGCATCTCAAAGTGAGATAATTATTGTCTCTCGTGGTGAGTATAGAGCTGTTAAGCCTACCACAGTGGGATCGACGTACTTATCGAAAGGCGTACTATGATCATTGTAAAAAATAGCTCGTACATCGTCCTTGATACATACACAAAGGAAAAGATAAGCGAGCATCCTTACATTGATGAGTACACCAGAAAGAAGGCTAAGGCTGAGGCTGAGGCATCTAACGAACAGTGGAAGCTATCGGTGGTAACGCAATGACAGATAATCATGATGAAGGCAGTCAGGAAATAGTCACTAGATACCGCGCTCCAAAAGGCAACAAGTTCTGGATGGCAAGATCAAAACACGGTAGGGATAAAATATTCTCAACACCGGAGGCTATGTGGGAAGCTTGCTGCGAGTATTTTCAATGGTGCGAAGAAAACCCCTTATGGGAAGATAAGGCCGCGCAATATCAAGGTGTAGCGGTGGATGTTTCGGTGGCAAAAATGCGCGCTATGACCATAGAAGGGTTATGTATGCACTTTGGTGCAAATTCGAAATATCTTGCACAGTTTGAGCAGACATTAGATGTATCCACAGAAGAGGGCAGAGGTTTTTCTCACGTCATAAGTGATGCCCGCGATGTTATACGCCGACAGAAGTTCGAAGGAGCTGCTGCCGACCTGTTAAACCCTAACATAATAGCAAGAGATCTTGGCCTTAAGGACTCATCGGCTATAGAGCACAGTGGCACGGTTGACATAAATAAAATGTCTGATGATGAGCTTAACATAAAGCTTATGGCGCTGATTAATGAATCTGGAAACTCTTAATAGAGATCAAAAGATAGCGGCGATAAATCTTCTTCAAGAGAAGAAAAGACGCCTCGCTAAAATAAAATATTTAACAACCTACAAATCATTTTATGGGTGGCAAAGAGACTTTTGCGCTGCCACAAAAGATCATCATGAATGTTGCCTTTGTGCTGCCAACCAGATTGGAAAGACATACACAGGAACAACAATAGACGCCTTTCATTTGCTTGGTGATTACCCAGAAGACTACCCCGGCCATAGATTCGAGTTTCCTCCTCTGTGCTGGGGTCTTGGCTATTCAATGGAGAAGACAAGAGACCTACTTCAGTCGGCACTGTTTGGGGACTACCTAGGTAATCATAAGTTTTCTGGCGGCCTTGTTCCTGCTGATATGATTATAGATTGCGAGAGCGCTATGGGAACCCCTAACGCAATGAGAAGCGTACGCGTTAAGCATAAGCTTGGAATATCTACAATACAGTTCTGGTCATATTCTCAAGGGCAGCACGCCATTATGGGTGATGTTGTTGATTGGTTTCATATTGACGAAGAGCCGCGCGATCAAGCCATCAGGCCTCAAGTATTAACAAGAACAATTAATGGCGACAAAGGTAAAGGCGGAAGGGGAATATATACATTTACCCCTGAAAATGGCCGGACAGATCTAGTTATAAAGTTTATGGATGATCCTAGCCCTAGCCAATTTTTTATGAAGAAGGGGTGGATTGATGCGCCTCACATAACTGAAGAAAAAAGAAATATGCTTCTCGCGGCTTACCCTGAAAATCAAAGAAAGATGCGAACAGAGGGTGAGCCATTACTTGGAACTGGCAGAATATACGATATTGTTGATGAAATGATAGAATGCGAACCATTTGAAATACCTAATCACTGGAAAGTTATTAATGGTATGGATTTTGGGTGGGATCACCCGCAAGCGCACGCGCAAATAGCAATAAATCCCGATGATGATTGTATTTATGTAACAAAAGCATGGAAACAAAGCAAAGTTTCTGCGAATGATGCATTTGGCGCAGTATCAATGTGGGCAAGAAATATTCCAACTGCGTGGCCTCATGATGGCCTTCAGAATGAAAAAGGTCGCGATGATGCAACACAACAAAAAGAGCATTATGTAAAAGCAGGGTTCAAAATGCTTCCTGAAATGGCGTCATGGAATCCAATTCCTGACGGGAAAGGCGGCATGACAAGCGGCGGCAACTCAGTTGAGCAAGGACTTTACGAGATTGGCGATAAAATGAGAAAAGGATTATTTAAAGTATTCAAAGGTTTGCATCTTGTTACCGAAGAGATAAGACAGTATCACAGAGACGAAAAAGGGAAAATTGTAAAAGTAAGAGATGATCTTTTAGATGCTATCAGATATGCCTACATGATGCGCAGGTTTGCTGTTAGAATTGGCGACATTGGCAACAAACCGGTTATTAAAAGACCTGCCCCAATAAAATCAATGGGTATGATGAGATGAGTCTAGACCTAATTCAGCTTAAAAAAGACTTTGATAGCGACTATCTCGCCGGTCAGACAGTCAGAGAAAATGCTGCTGATGACTTGGTATTTTATTGGGTGACGCATTGGGATGATGCGATGATCAGCTCATCAAACTTGGCATATAAAGGCCAGTTTGATGTATTGCGCAAAGCTGGGCGTCAGATTATTGGTGATCTAAGATCGAATGAAGTAAGTATTGATTTTCATCCTATTGACGAAGCAAGAGAGGATGGCGCTGATTTTGTCGATGGGCTTTACAGGACGTCAGATAGGACTAACTCAAGTATTGAAGCATACGACTATTCGCTTCAAGAAGCTGTAGTGTGTGGTGTAGGCGCGTGGGAAGTATGCACAAAATATGAATCAGATTCATCCGGTAGCGATAAGCAAGTAATCGAGCGCCGATACATTCCAGAGGCGGCCAGTACAGTATTTTGGGACGCTAACGCAAAGGCATTGGATAAGTCAGACGCGCGCCGTTGTGCAATCCTATTTGCTTATACCGACGATGGCTACAAGGCACTGCGCGAAGAGCTTGGAATGGATGATGACACCTATCCTTCGTCATTTGCAGATCCTGCACAAAGCTATGCATTTCCGTGGTTTGTTGATGATAAGAAAATCTACGTTGTTCGCTACTACTATCGCAAGAAAGTAAACGACACACTTTACACGCTAGAAACACCCTACGGTGATACGGTTCAATATCGTAAGTCAGACATTAAAGATCAGATTGATGAGCTTATCGACGCCGGTTACACTATTGCCGATGAGAAGAAAATCAAACGCTGGGAGGTTAGGCTTTATATTGCCTCTGGCGGTGAAATACTTAACGGCGAAGATGGGGAAGAGGTGGCATGCGATTACATTCCTGTCATCACTACTTATGGCGAGCGCGCATTCGTTGACGGCCAAGAAGTTTATGAGGGTGTTACACGTTTAGCTAAAGATCCTCAGCGCCTACGTGACTTTATGATGAGTTATGTAGCCGACATAGTTAGCCGATCTCCTAGAGATAAGCCAATCTTCTATCCTGAACAGATACAAGGTTTTGAGGATATGTATGAGGAAGCGGGAAGCGAGAATAACTATCCATATTTACTTCAGAACAGAACCACAGCAGACGGCCAGCCATTGCCTATTGGTGCGGTTGGAATGCTCACATCTACGCCAATACCTAACGCGTTACTGCAAGGGATAGAATTAACTCGCCAAGCTGTTGAAGATGTTGCAAACCCTGGGTTGCCTCAAGACATCGCCGATCCAGATACGTCCGGCAAGGCCATACTTGCATTACAGAACAGGCTTGATCAGCAATCAATCGTATACCAGCAAAACTTCAAATCTGCTAAACGATATGATGCTCAGGTGTTTGTATCGTTCGCATCTAAAATAATGGACACGCCAAGAGAGGTGACTCTTACGCAGCCCGACGGTACTCGTACCCGTGCTAAAGTGATGGACATTGTTATCGACAAAGAAACTGGCGAGCCTGTTGTGTTAAACGACATCACCAACCAAGAGTTTGAGGTGTATGCAACCATTAGCCGCTCTTATGTTAGCCGCAAAGAGCAGACTATCGAGCACATCGACGACACGATCGCTCAGCTTCCACCCGGCCATCCGCTGCAAATGGCATTGACATTTAAGAAGATGACATTGGTTGAGGGTGTAGACTTTGACGATATCCGAGACTATGCGCGCAAACAATTAATACTCTCAGGATTCAAAGATCCAGAATCCGAAGAGGATATGGCATTGCTTCAACAGCAGTCAGAGCCTAAGCCAGATCCGAATATGGTATTGGCTCAGGCTGAAGTACTGAAAGGTCAAGCCGCTAACAAGAAGGCCGACATTGATATGTTCCGCGCTCAACAAGATGCAATTAATAGCAATATTGGTTCTCAAGTTGATATTTACAAAGCTCAAACGGATAGGATCAATTCTCAAGTCAACGCCGAAAAAGTTGGCGCTGATATTAACTACAAGAGAATTGACACAATCGGAAAGCAGGCTGAAAGGGTTATAAAGCTAAGGGGTAGTGCGGCCTAATCAGCCGCTACATCTTTCTTCTCCTGCAATGGCTTCCTCTCTCTTGCTGTTAGCTCGAAAACCTTGTCTGGGTACCTGTCATGGTTAATCACAACTTTCTCTCCCTTGTCTGCCTCTCTATAGGCTTTTGCTGGTGAGTGGTGCATGTCTTTGGCTGTTATGTTCATTATTTAACTCTCTTAACTGGCTTAATAGCATTATCTGACTTAACGGGCGCAAGTCAATAGCTGTAGTAAAATAAAAATTACTCTGGCGAGAGGTAAACACGTAAAGGCTCACGATCTGCCAATGATCGGTTAATCACGTCAACTGTGAGGTAATAAAGTTGGAAATGTCCTTGGAAGAACTGAAAGCTGAAAACGCAAAACTAGAAGCTGATGAGGCTGCCGGTGCCGCAACCGAAGCTGAAGATGTGGAAAGCGATGCGGATGAAGTAGAAGAGGGTGCAATTGGTGATGCTGCGGAGCAAGCCAAAAGCGAATCGGAAGCTGAATCTGAAGACTGGATGAAAGCCGACAGCCAAGAGTCGGAAGGTAGTGATAGCGTTCCATTAGCCGCCCTTGTTAAGACAAGAACAAAGCTAAAGGGAACCATTAAAGAGCAAGCTAGTGAACTTGAACAGCTAAAGCGCGAGATTGAAAGCCTGAGGAAGATTCAGACTCAGCCTGCATTAGTGCAGAGCGATATCAAGCCGCCCACGCCTGACCAGTTTAACTATGACGAAGTAGCTTTTGCCAAAGCGCAGAATGACTTTATTGAGGCGCGGATCAATGCAGGGCTTATGCAAGTCACGCAGAAAACCGAGCATCAAAAGCAGGCTGAATTAGCAAAGCAGAAGCTAGACGAGGCTCTTAATAGTCACTACAGCAGGGCTGAAAATCTGATTAAAACAGCCGGAATTACTGAGCAGGATTATCAATCTGCGGATACAAAGCTAAGGGTTGCAGTGGATCAAGTTATGCCGGGGCGTGGCGATATCGTCGTCGATGCTTTACTGGCAAACCTTGGGGAAGGCAGCGAAAAGGTAAGCTATTGGCTGGGCAGAAATGCCACTGCGCGTGAAGAACTTCAGCGCAAGCTAATAGCAGATCCAAGCGGTTTATCTACAGCAATGTGGCTCGGTAAGAAGGTAGCAGATTTAAGCCCTCCAACAAAAATCAGGAGCAGCGCACCAAAGCCAACAACGCAACTGACTGGTGATGGCAATAGCCGCGATCCGCATAAAGCACTGAAAGATAAGCTTAACAAGGCTAGGGCTTCAGGTGATATGCAGAAGGTTATTGACTTGCGGTCGGAAGCTAAACGGCTTGGCGTTGATCCTAAAACCTTATAATTGTTAGAGGATTAATATCATGGCAGTAACTACAGGTAAGATTGTAGAAATTCTATTCGAGCAAACACTCGAAACATTTGAAACGCAAGATCAGCTTTTACCGCTTGTTGATTTTCAGGAGCCGGATGGCGGCACCATGCAAAATTCAGGCAACGTGATTTGGCGTCCGTACCAACAACATGCGCCCATTATTTCTGGCTGGGACTTAACTGGTCTTGAGACTGGTATTGTTGAAGAGACTTATCCGGCAATCCTTGGCACACCAACGAACGACTGGGTACAGGTGCGCGCTGATGATATGCGTACAGAATCTTTCTGGCGTAATCGCGGTATCGAGTCTGGTAAGCGTCAATCAAGCGAGCTGAACAAAACCATTGCTAGCGCTATTGCATTGCAGGGGTCTAAGTTCTATCGCAGTAACGTGACTTCTGGTTATGACTTCATCGCAGAAGCTGGCACTGTTCTTAATGAGACACAGCAAAAGAATAACGGTCGCTCTTTCATTCTGAATGACCGTGATAACTTGCGCTACTCAAAAGACTTGGCTGGTCGTCAAACCGTTCAGGGTCGTCCAGAGCAAGTGTGGTCAACTGGTCAAGTTGGTCAAAACATTGCAAGCTTCGATGTGTATACCGGATCTTACTTGCCTACCTTAACTGGTGGCGCAGATCCTGCAACTACAGTGACAGGCAACCAATCGTTTGCACCACAGGCTGGTAGTGTGAACACTTCGACTGGTGTGGTAACTAACGTAGATGCTCGTATCGCCACTATCGCGGTAGCTGCTTCGGCGTCTTACAATATTGGCGATAAGGTTACTTTTGCCAATGGTGGTACAACTGTTAAGTCTGTTGGTCTTGATGACAAATCATCAACCGGTCAGGCAATGACATTCACTATTGTGGCTAAGCCTAGCGGCACTTCAATCAGTGTTTATCCTAAGCCTATTGCTGCTGATGATCCTGCGCTCAGCTCTCTTGAATTGGCTTATGCAAACATCAACACTCGCATCCTTAACGCCGCAACCGTTAATCGTGTGAACGTTGATGCCTCAGCAAAAACCAACTTGTTCTTTGACAAGAACGCTATTGAAGTAATCGGCGGCAATATTCCTGCCAATATGTTCAGTGAGTTCAAGTCAGCAAAAGTTATCAGCCAAAAAATGAAGAACGGTTTAACAATGTACATGTTGTATGATGGCAACATCACTACTATGAACTTCCGTTATCGTTTGTTTACTTGGTACGGCGTGACAGTTGCAAACCCACAAAACTGTGGTGTTGCAGTCGCTTACTAATAGACTGGGGGAGAAATCCCCCTTTCTTTTTATAAGGTGTTAAAATGGCAATACATGTATACAAAAAAGGCACTAAACATACCGTGAATGGTGTTTTGTGCGAGATTGTTTCCTGCATTGATGTCAATGATATGAATGCTCAATTAGCAAATGGGTGTGTTCACGATGAAAAAGAACTGTATGCAGAAAAAAAAGAAAGTGAAGAAGTAAATATTCATCCTGTTAGGCTAGCTGCGCGTGAAGCAGGGCTAGATAATTGGGAGACTGCAAGAATAAAAACCCTTGAGGCTGCGTTAAATGGAACAACTGAAGGTTGATTTATTAAATGATGCTTATAGTAAGATCAGAATCAGTGGTCTTACTGTAACCCCAAACCCTTCAGATTTAGAGCTTTCGCTGAATCGCCTTGAGTCGATCATGCATGAAATTGAAGCTCGCGGAATTTCCTTGGGATACAATTTTGAAGATGATCCAGACCCAAACAGCAATACGAATATCCCTCGCTTTTCCTCTGATGGCATCTCATCACTATTAGCTACCCGTTTAATACCAGACTTTAATAAGGTTGTGCCTCCACAATTGATGGCGATGACAGGCGCATCGATGAGCACAATTAGTGGTAAAGTTGCGAGAGATCGCCTTAATCAGATTAACTACCCAAATAGAATGCCAATTGGTTCAGGCAATCGTTTCTGGCCTAGATGGTCAAGGTTTTACTATCCGACACCTATTACGCCATTAGACTCAATACAAATGACGGTTGGGGACATAAACTCCTACATCTACTCTTTTGAGCAATACTTAAATTCTGGCGAGACTATTGCGTCTTTCACTGCGGATGCGTCTGCTGGGATCACTCTTAATTCAAGCTCAATAGTCGGCAACACGATCAACTACTCAATTACTGCCGTAACTGCACTATGGAAAACATTAACCTTAACCATTACCACTAGTGATGGGCGAGTAAATGTTAAGGTAATTAATATCGAGGTCAATGATCCGGTTGAGGTGAGCTAATGCTAACCCCTATTAACTTGATCAAAGGTGATAAGGTTGCGACTAACACCGATTACCGTGATGCTATTCCTGTAAATATGACCGCGGTCGCCAAGCCTATACTTGGTGCGGCTGGGTATATGCTGCAAGAGCCGGGGCTAACTCAATTTGGCACAGCGTTCGCGTATGATCGCGGGGCAAATTACAACGAACGATTCGAGATGCATTTTCGTACGTCTGGTGGTCGATTCTGCTCTATAAGTGCTGGAGGAGTCCCAACAATACTCGGCACGATTGACGGATCAAATCAGTGTAGCCTTCCGTATTCTTTCAACACTCAAGGCCTTGTATCAAATGGTCGATTCTTTCTTTACTCCCCCACTGGTGGATTTAGTGAAATAACCGACCCAGACCTTGGCTCGCCAATAGATTGCGTGTGGATAGACGGGTATTACTTTTTCACTGACGGTGAATACCTATTTCATACTGATATCAATAACGAAACGGCAATTGATCCATTAAAGTTCGCAACATCGGAGTTTTCACCAGATCCTACATGGGGCGTTGGTAAAACTTCCGATAATAAGGTAATTGTATTCAATCGGTTCACGACTGAATACTTTGTGAACGCCGCACAAGAAAACTTTGCATTCCAGCGTGTAGCTACTAGAGCGATAAAGATTGGGATAATTGGCACTCATTGCAAAACTGAAGTTGCAGATACATGGTTCATCATGGGTGGCAGAAAGGAGGAGTCCATTTCTGTTCACCAGCTTGGGGTCGGGTCAGCTAACAAGATTGCCACGAGAGAAGTGGATAAAATTATAGGCCTGTACTCAGAGGAGGATCTGAGATCAACCGTTCTTGAGTCATATTCAGAGGACGGTTACGACTACATGCTCGTTCACTTGCCTAATCATGTTTTGAAGTTCAACTATACATTAGCTAAATCTCAAGGTATTGATTTTGCGTGGAGCATATTAAAAACTGACGTTTTAGGTGATGCGCCTTGGCGTGCAAAAAATGGAATATTTGAGCCTAGAGTTGGGTATTGGGTATTTGGTGATAAGATCGATAGCCGACTTGGCAAGTTAGATTCTGATACTGCGCTACAGTATGGCGAGATAGTCGAGTGGTTGTTGTTTACTCCTTTTATGTATCTGGAGGATAACTCAATCGATCAATTCTCAATACAGACCATACCGGGGTTTACTGCAACAAATGATGCTACTGTGTTTTTATCTTTGACCTATAACGGAATCACATACGGCCATGAGGTTACAATCAACTATGGCGCTCCCGCAAACTATGGGCAGAGATTCGAGATTAACCGGCTTGGTTATGTTGATAACTGGTTCGCCTTTAAATTAAGGGGCGCAACCAGATCGAGGATGGCATTTGCCACGGCGTGGATAGATCATGGCTGATACAAGTAGCTTTCTGCAAAGGCTAATACTATCTGCGGTAGATTTAAAGGCGCTAACGTCTGGACAGCGCCCCGGCGAGCCGTGGCCTGATGCGCTCATTGAGGATTACCTTAATATCCTTCGGGATTTGGTTTTACTTGCAGACGCTATTGATGAGGTTAGTGAAGATAGCCTATTGGCAATAACAAGGCTTAATCAATTGGTGGCCGTATTGCAGTCATCATTTGCAAAGTCTCACGCTAAGATAAACAAGCTAAACGCAGTCGATAAAAAACTGGAGCAATTAGTTTATGCTTGGTAAGTTAAAATCGATGATATACAGCCTTAACCGCGACAAACAATCCGGCATCCAAATTCGTGATGATGGTATTGATCAGGGGGCTAGGGGGCAGGCTATAAACTATAACTTCACCGGATCTGGCGCTTCCGCATCTGTAGTTGGCGATACCATGACAGTAGCAGTCACGGGCGGTATTGAGGCGTCCGAGTATTATGCTAGGCAAGCACACTTTTATTATGGGGATAATCTGTAATGGCCAGTACGCCCAATCTATTAGCAACACCATCAATCGGATCTGCTCGCATCACGGCTGCCAACACATCATC